ATGAGTGATTCGCGACTGCTGCCGACCGGCTCATCACCGCTTGAAGTCGCCGCCGCAAAAGCCTGTGCGGAAATTGAAAAAACGCCGGTCAGTATTCGTGAGCTGTGGAACCCGGATACCTGTCCGGCAAATCTGCTGCCGTGGCTGGCGTGGGCGTTTTCGGTCGACAGGTGGGATGAAAAGTGGCCGGAAGCGACAAAACGCGCCGTTATCCGCGATGCCTATTTCATCCACTGTCATAAAGGCACTATCGGCGCAATCCGGCGTGTGGTGGAGCCGCTCGGCTATCTCATCAACGTGACGGAGTGGTGGGAAAACAGTGACCCGCCCGGCACCTTCCGGCTCGATATTGGTGTACTGGAAAGTGGCATCACAGAGGCAATGTATCAGGAAATGGAACGGCTGATTGCTGATGCCAAACCTGCAAGCCGCCACCTTATTGGCCTGAACATTACCCGGGACATTCCCGGCTATCTGTTCGCCGGTGGTGTGGCTTACGACGGCGATGTAATTACGGTTTACCCCGGATAAGTGAGGAATAATGAGCACAAAATTCAAAACCGTTATCACCACTGCCGGTGCAGCAAAGCTGGCAGCGGCAACCGCACCGGGAGGGCGGAAGGTCAACATTACCACGATGGCCGTCGGGGATGGCGGTGGTAAATTGCCTGTCCCGGATGCCGGACAGACTGGGCTTATCCACGAAGTCTGGCGACATACGCTGAACAAAATCAGCCAGGACAAACGAAACAGTAATTATATTATCGCAGAGCTGGTTATTCCGCCGGAGGTGGGCGGTTTCTGGATGCGTGAGCTTGGCCTGTACGATGATGCGGGAACGTTAATTGCCGTGGCGAACATGGCCGAAAGTTATAAGCCAGCTCTTGCCGAAGGCTCAGGGCGTTCGCAGACCTGTCGCATGGTCATCATCGTCAGCAGTGTGGCCTCGGTGGAGCTGACCATTGACACCACAACGGTGATGGCGACACAGGATTACGTTGATGACAAAATTGCAGAGCACGAACAGTCACGACGTCACCCGGACGCCTCGCTGACCGCAAAAGGTTTTACTCAGTTAAGCAGTGCGACCAACAGCACGTCTGAAACACTGGCCGCAACGCCGAAAGCGGTAAAGGACGCGTATGACCTTGCTAACGGGAAATATACCGCACAGGACGCCACCACAGCGCGAAAAGGCCTTGTCCAGCTCAGTAGTGCCACCAACAGCACGTCTGAAACGCTCGCCGCAACACCAAAAGCGGTAAAGGCCGCGTATGACCTTGCTAACGGGAAATACACTGCACAGGACGCCACCACAGCGCGAAAAGGTCTTGTCCAGCTCAGTAGCGTCACCAACAGCGATTCTGAAACGCTTGCGGCAACGCCAAAGGCGGTAAAGGCCGCGTATGACCTTGCTAACGGGAAATACACTGCACAGGATGCCACCACGGCGCGAAAAGGGCTTGTCCAGCTCAGTAGCGCCACTAACAGTGATTCTGAAACGCTGGCCGCAACACCAAAAGCGGTGAAGTCTGCCTATGACAATGCTGAAAAACGTCTTCAGAAAGATCAGAACGGTGCGGATATTCCGGGAAAGGATACCTTCACGAAAAATATCGGTGCCTGTCGTGCTTATAGCGGCGCTTTGAGCACTGAAGCCGGAAACTGGACAACCGCTCAGTTTATTGAATGGCTGGATTCCCGTGGTGCATTTAATCATCCGTACTGGATGTGCAAAGGCTCCTGGTCATATGCAAATAACAAAATCATTACGGATACCGGATGTGGTGATATCCACCTGGCTGGTTGTGTCGTCGAGGTCATGGGAACTAAATCTGCAATCACTATCCGAGTGACCACGCCGACAACATCAAGCGGTGGCGGTACAACCAGCGCACAATTCACTTACATTAATCATGGGGACGCCTACTCCCCCGGCTGGCGTCGTGACTGGAATCGTCAGGGCGACGCAATGACCGGAACGATTAATCAGGACGGCGGAAGCCAGAATACCTATATGTCTACGGCCTTATGTTCAGGCACCAGAGGCGGCAAAAAATATCTCAGAAAGTTTCGTGGTGGAGAAGGAGACACTATCTGGCATGAAACAGTACAGGGTGGGGTAGTTCGCTGGGCGACTGGTAATACTGATGCTCAGGAAGAATTATCACTCAGCTCCGCTTATGGTCTCCGTTCAAGAGGTGAGATTACATCACTCAGTGCCAATGGTCTGCGCATTGCTTATGGCAATTATGGATTCTTTATCAGGAATGATGGTGGTAGCACATATTTAATGCTGACGGCCTCTGGCGATAAATTTGGAACATGGAACGGTTTAAGACCGCTGACTATCAATAACGCCAATGGCGGAGTGTCAATGGGGCATGGCCTGAGTGTTACTGGACGTGTTACCCCATCAGATTACGGAAATTTTGATTCCCGCTATGTGAAAGATGTTCGCCTGGGTACGCGTGTTGTTCAGACCATGCAAAAAGGCGTGATGTATGAGAAATCAGGCCATGTAATTACAGGGCTTGGCATTGTCGGCGAAGTTGATGGCGATGATCCGGCAGTATTCAGACCTATACAAAAATACATTAATGGCACATGGTATAATGTCGCACAGGTGTAATTTATGCTGCATTTAAAAAATATTACTGCGGGTAATCCCAAAACTGTTGCCCAATATCAACTGACAAAAAATTTTGATGTTATCTGGTTATGGTCTGAAGACGGAAAAAACTGGTATGAGGAAGTAAGTAATTTTCAGGAAGACACGATAAAGATTGTTTACGACGAGAATAATATAATTGTCGGCATCACCAGAGATGCTTCAACGCTTAACCCTGAAGGTTTTAGCGTTGTCGAGGTTCCTGATATTACCGCCAACCGACGTGCGGATGACTCAGGTAAATGGATGTTTAAGGATGGTGCCGTGATTAAGCGGATTTATACGACAGACGAACAGCAGCAACTGGCAGAATCACAAAAGGCAACTTTACTTTCCGAAGCGGAATCCGTGATTTTGCCGCTGGAGCGCGCTGTCAGGCTGAATATGGCAACAGATGAGGAGCGCAGCCGACTGGAAGCATGGGAACGCTACAGCGTTCTGGTCAGTCGTGTGGATCCTGCAAATCCTGAATGGCCGGAAATGCCGCAATAAGTTGTATGAGCTTACATACCTATAGCACAGAGTAAAGCCTAATCTGACAGTCCGCTCTGTGCCAAAAAGGGACGTTGCTAGGAGCATTAACCTTTAGTCGAAATGTGGTGTGAAAAAGAAAAACAGAATAGTTGTGCCGGACTCAGAATCTTCTGGTCTCGCACATTTACCTTTCTTCAAGTCTATAGGGGAAAGATTTTCAATGACTAATCAATCAGTTTATATAAAACTCGTGTTTAGATTTTGAGCATTATTTACGATAGGTTTCTCAGGATATTGGCCCCCAGTAAGGGGCCGTCAACCGCTGACTAGCAATTAGTTAATGCGTGTCAGCTCGTAATGACCTACTGTTTTACGGCTTGTAAAGTAGTTCCCATTTAACACGTCTTTATCATTAAGATTTAGCTTGAGAATAGCTGTGCCCATGTAAGGATCTTGTGGACCAAAACCTGCCTTATGCTTGGGGGTTGTTAAAAAAACGTAGTAAAGTTCTGGTCGCCCCGTTTCGGTATCCTTTTTAGGCTTAGCCACCAATGTCTGAGAATCGGAGTCGTCAGCTTCGACATCCATTCCAATTTTAAGAAAATCCTGCTTTATAGTTGCTTGTGCGTGGGATGTGCCTTTTTTATCTTCCCATTCCCAATGAATAACCATATCCCAGGTTCCGTTCAAATCAGGGAAGAGTAGGTTATTTAGTTTAGGGAACCATTGCCATAACTTTCGCCACCCAAAGAAAAAAATTGATATCACAATAGTATTAAGAATAAACAAACCTCCAGATGCAACTGATAGGACTGTCATGAAAGTTGTGTTTTCATCATATATGCCCAATAAAATCAGACCGCAGACAGTCGCATAGATAACGGAGATTCTTGAGATTATTTTCCATATTGGGAGAAGGTTTATCATTGCAACTCCTCGTAATAAACTTCTTTACCAGCCTCAAATATAGAAAGACGACCTCTTTCGCCTACAATCCCTGTAAGTTTAATCTCGTCAATGCAAGAGCCATAAAGGGCAGCAACAAAACGTCCACCGACGAGTCTTGAACTGTCAAAACTGATGTTCTCTATGATTGGTGGTGAGAAATATTGTGCGGTATAAGTAACATTTCCTGCTTCATCTAAGATGTGAAAGCCATCATGGTATTCGCTATTTTTATTGGAAATTCTTGATAATAATTCTAATGTGGAATCATTCTGTATGGGGTCTATATTCCGAAGACTTGTGATGGGAAGGCTATCAGGGTTATTACATATAATAACGCCTATGCCAGAAAAATAAGCACGACTGGATTTTTTCCAAATATCATATAGTAATTTATATAATTTCTCTTTTGTCATCGTTCATTTCTTCCTGATTTTAGTTATTAACTACAAAAAATCAAACAGTAATATCAATAAAGACGATTATCCAATAATTTTCTTTGCAATGGAAGATTTGATAATCAAGTATAAAGATTTGTAGAAACAATGAAATGAGGTTTGACGGCAGGCCTCAGAGCTCGATGCAGTTTTAGCTAACCTCAATAAAAGGAAGGTGTTCGTTTTTTGCTCAATACTACCCGTCAACTTTGTGCCGCAAGCAGAGGCTGCAAACCTCAGCATATGTAAGTCAATGGGGGATGTTACTAATACATTCGACCGAAACACTAAAAATTTCATTACATTTTATTGAGATAGGCATTTGAAATGTTGCAAGAAATGTATAAATAATGTATTTATTCAGAATAATCGGGGTTCTGTTCATGGACGAGCCCCAAAAAGCTGATTATACCTAGGCAAGCGTCTGGTTGCTGATAGCTATTATGGCAAAAGAAAGGACTGTTTGTTGATATAAATGAATAAACATCCGATTTGGTTTAGGGAGTCTGGATGAAGCTAAGAATAAGTAAAATATCATTAAAAAACTTCAAAAGTTTTAAAAATATTACTATCGTTCCCAATCCTGATTTTAATATAATCATTGGGGAAAATAGTGCTGGGAAGTCAACTGTTTTTGAAGCTATTCATTTATGGGAGAAATGTTATAAAACATATATCCTTGCTTCAAGGAAAGGGTTTTATAAAGTTAAGAAGTCAACAAACAGATATGTTAATTATCAAGAGCTGGATTTTTTGCGAATCACAAGTGATGAGGATCTTTTTCACGACCCAAGAGATCCTAATCTAGGAAAATGCTCTGAAATAACTCTGACATTAAAAAATGAAGAGGAGAATGATAAGAGCTGGGAGCTTGGATTCAAAGTTACATGCCCAACATCAATCGAAAATGCTTTTTTCCGCGTTCAACCAATAGATGAAAATCAGTTTACTAATTTTGCGGAAGAATTTTGTAAAGGAGGGGCATTTTTGGATGAAGCTATCTTTATTTACCAGACGAGACCAGTAGCAGGAGTTCATCAATTTGAGCCGTACTATAATGAGGCTCAGATTAAGAGAAAAATACAAAAAGGTTATTCACACGAGGTTCTTAGAAACAAAATTATCTCTAAAAGAAAGTCAATATCAGATTTGGAATTAAGCATATCTGAAATACTTGAGAAAGATGTCAAGTTCAATATTCCTTCGGATGCAAGAAAAAATAAAGATGAATTCATTAAACTTGATGTTTCAATCAATAGTTCAAAATATTATGATCTTCACCTTCAAGGAAGTGGTTTTCTTCAAATTGTGGAAATACTATCTACAGTTGAATTTATTGATGCTCCTCTCAAGTTACTGCTTGTTGACGAACCTGACTCACACATCCACACAAAGCTACAACATAATCTTCTCGCCCATTTAAAAAAAATAGATCACAATCAGTTTTTTATTATCAGTCATAACGATCAATTTGTGACCAGCGCAGGAGAAGGTGAAGTATTCTTCCTAAACGAAGACGCTAAATTAAGTGGTCACCTAGAAGCAATCAACCCAAATAGTTTCGATATTATAAAAAACTCATTGGGGGGGGTAATTTTATCTCTCGAGAGACTTAATAATGCAAAACTAATCGCATTTGTTGAAGGTGAGGACGATGAAAAATATCTAAAGAAACTTAACCAAAAGATCAAAGAAATTACTAACCCAATTGGTTGTTTGAAAAATGTAGTTTTCTTTCCGTTACGAGGAAAAGATAATATTCTCCAAAAGGTTGAGTATAATAAGAGAACTTTAAATTCGATTCTAAATGGCAAATCGTGGTATGTTATTTTTGATCGGGATTTTTCTACAGACACTGTTGATCATTATCTTAAGGAAAATATTACTAAGAAACGGTTCACTCCATATAGTCATGTGGGGTATTGTATTGAGTCAGTGTTATTTTCGGATCTGAGTATTTTTAAAAAGTATTTGTATTCCTTGGCTCCATTTATTGCTGAAGACGAATTTTCAACACACATTGATACCTTAATTGATGAATTAAAGGATTCTGTCAATAATTTAACCTCCTCACTAAACAAAGAAATAGAGGCTAGATTCAATAGTCAAAAGAAAAACCGACCAGAATTTGCTAATCTTAATTTTGTGGATGTCGTTAGATCATGGTGCGAAGATGGAGTATTCAAACCTGAGCGAGTAATGTCAAAACCTCTTATCCAAAAGTTTGTTACAGATCTGGAAAATAAAATAGGTGTTTCTCTCTTCCTGCGAGAATCAAATGTAGATGAAGAAGTAGCATCAAAGTTATTATTTAAATACTTTGACTTCATTCAGACAATTGATGATTTGTATCCATCATTTCGAGACTTGATGAAACAGCTAGATGTGCTGCCAAGAAATGAAGTTGAATAATATTATCGCGTTTCAAAATATAGAACGGTGGGTAAGGTAATGAATGACAAAATACACATTGAATCGCCACGAACCAAGCAATAAGCATATCAGCTCAGCCCTTATGGGCTGATGATCTGTTCCTCGCTCAAAGCAAGCTTTCAGATTTGATAACAAATTGTCAGTTGGAAACTGAGTGAGTACAAATCAAGGCAGGCGGGCTGATTGCCCGCCTTTTCTTTATCTGTTGTTTCATCCACTGACCAGTCAGGTCAAATAGCGTCTCATGCACTGCCCAACAGAAAATACCACTCACCCATTAACCACGGAGTTAAACGGATGAGTGACTATCATCATGGCGTGCAGGTGCTGGAGATTAACGACGGCACCCGCGTCATTTCCACCGTATCCACCGCCATTGTCGGCATGGTCTGCACGGCCAGCGATGCGGATGCGGAAATCTTCCCCCTCAATAAACCGGTGCTGATTACCAATGTGCAGAGCGCAATTGCAAAGGCCGGTAAAAAAGGCACGCTGGCGGCGTCGCTGCAGGCCATCGCCGACCAGTCAAAACCGGTCACCGTTGTTGTGCGCGTGGAAGACGGCACCGGCGACGACGAGGAAACGAAACTTGCGCAGACCGTTTCCAATATCATCGGCACCACCGACGAAAACGGTCAGTACACCGGACTGAAAGCCCTGCTGGCGGCGGAGTCAGTAACCGGTGTTAAACCGCGTATTCTCGGCGTGCCGGGACTGGACACCAAAGAGGTGGCTGTTGCATTGGCATCAGTCTGTCAGAAGCTGCGCGCTTTCGGATATATCAGCGCATGGGGCTGTAAGACCATTTCCGAGGTGAAAGCCTACCGCCAGAATTTCAGCCAGCGTGAACTGATGGTTATCTGGCCGGATTTCCTCGCATGGGATACGGTCACCAGTACCACCGCCACCGCGTATGCCACCGCCCGTGCGCTGGGTCTGCGTGCCAAAATCGACCAGGAGCAGGGCTGGCATAAAACGCTGTCCAACGTTGGGGTAAACGGTGTTACCGGCATCAGCGCATCTGTATTCTGGGATTTGCAGGAGTCCGGCACCGATGCTGACCTGCTTAACGAGTCAGGCGTCACAACGCTGATTCGCCGTGACGGTTTCCGCTTCTGGGGTAACCGTACCTGCTCTGATGACCCGCTGTTCCTCTTTGAAAACTACACCCGCACCGCGCAGGTGCTGGCCGACACGATGGCTGAGGCGCATATGTGGGCGGTGGATAAGCCCATCACAGCAACGCTGATTCGCGACATCGTTGACGGCATCAATGCCAAATTCCGTGAGCTGAAAACAAACGGCTATATCGTGGATGCGACCTGCTGGTTCAGCGAAGAATCCAACGATGCGGAAACCCTCAAGGCCGGAAAACTGTATATCGACTACGACTATACACCGGTGCCTCCTCTTGAAAACCTGACCCTGCGCCAGCGTATTACCGATAAATACCTGGCAAATCTGGTCACTTCGGTTAACAGCAATTAAGGAGCCTGACCGATGGCAATGCCGCGCAAACTCAAGTTAATGAACGTCTTTCTGAACGGCTACAGCTATCAGGGCGTTGCAAAGTCCGTCACGCTGCCAAAACTGACCCGTAAGCTTGAAAACTATCGCGGTGCGGGGATGAACGGCAGCGCACCGGTAGACCTCGGCCTTGATGACGATGCGCTGTCAATGGAGTGGTCGCTCGGGGGCTTCCCGGATTCGGTTATCTGGGAGCTTTACGCCGCAACCGGTGTGGATGCCGTGCCGATTCGTTTTGCAGGCTCTTACCAGCGCGACGATACCGGCGAAACGGTGGCCGTTGAAGTGGTCATGCGTGGACGTCAGAAAGAAATCGACACCGGCGAGGGGAAACAGGGAGAAGACACCGAGTCGAAAATCTCCGTGGTCTGCACCTATTTCCGGCTGACGATGGACGGTAAGGAGCTGGTCGAAATCGACACCATCAACATGATTGAGAAGGTGAACGGCGTCGACCGGCTGGAGCAACACCGCCGCAATATCGGCCTGTGATTTTCATCCGGTCAGCCAGGCTGACCGGTTAACCCCGATTCAGAAGTGAGAAAACCATGGACAAAGAAAATGTCATTACCCTGGAAAATCCGGTCAAACGTGGTGAGCAGGTCATCGAACAGGTCACGCTGATGAAACCCAATGCCGGGACGCTGCGCGGTGTCAGTCTGGCTGCGGTCGCGAACTCCGAAGTCGATGCACTGATTAAGGTGCTGCCGCGCATGACTGCACCGATGCTGACCGAGCAGGAAGTCGCCGCACTGGAACTGCCTGACCTTGTGGCGCTGGCCGGTAAGGTGGTCGGTTTTTTGTCGCCGAACTCGGTGCAGTGACGTTCCCGAAAAATCTGTCGGTCGATGACCTGATGGCGGATGTGGCAGTGATATTTCACTGGCCGCCATCAGAACTGTATCCCATGAGCCTGACCGAACTCATCACATGGCGCGAAAAGGCGCTTCGGCGAAGCGGAAACACGAATGAGTAACAGTGTAAAATTACAGGTATTGCTCAGGGCTGTTGACCAGGCATCCCGCCCGTTTAAATCCATCCGCACAGCGAGCAAATCGCTGTCGGGGGATATCCGGGAAACACAAAAATCACTGCGCGAGCTGAACGGTCAGGCATCCCGTATTGAGGGATTTCGCAAGACCAGTGCACAGCTCGCCGTGACTGGTCATGCACTTGAAAAGGCACGGCAGGAGGCCGAAGCCCTTGCCACACAGTTTAAAAACACCGAACGTCCGACACGTGCTCAGGCGAAAGTGCTGGAATCCGCGAAGCGTGCGGCGGAGGACTTACAGGCGAAATATAACCGCCTGACGGATTCCGTTAAATGCCAGCAGCGGGAACTGGCCGTTGTGGGAATTAATACCCGCAATCTTGCACATGATGAGCAGGGACTGAAAAATCGTATCAGTGAAACCACCGCACAACTTAACCGTCAGCGCGACGCGCTGGCGCGTGTCAGTGCGCAACAGGCAAAACTTAACGCAGTCAAACAGCGTTATCAGGCAGGCAAGGAACTGGCCGGAAATATGGCCTCAGTGGGCGCTGCCGGTGTGGGGATTGCGGCGGCGGGAACGATGGCCGGAGTTAAGCTGCTGATGCCCGGCTATGAGTTTGCGCAGAAAAACTCAGAATTGCAGGCCGTGCTGGGTGTGGCAAAAGACTCCGCCGAAATGACCGCACTCCGCAAGCAGGCGCGCCAGCTCGGCGACAATACCGCAGCCTCGGCAGATGATGCAGCCGGTGCACAGATTATCATTGCGAAAGCGGGTGGAGATGCTGCGGCTATTCAGGCGGCAACGCCGGTCACGCTGAATATGGCACTGGCGAATCAGCGGTCGATGGAAGAAAACGCGCAACTGTTGCTGGGGACTAAGGCATCCTTTCAACTGTCAAATGATGATGTCAGCCATGTGGGCGACGTGTTGTCGGCAACGATGAATAAGTCGGCGGCTGATTTTCAGGGACTCAGTGATGCACTGACTTACCTCGGGCCGGTTGCGAGGACGGCAGGTGTAAGTCTTGAGCAGGCAGCAGCCATGACAGGTGTGCTGCATGACAATAACATCAGGGGGTCAATGGCGGGGACGGGTAGCAGTGCCGTTGTCACCCGATTACAGGCACCGACGGGAAAAGCATGGGATGCACTGAAAGAGCTTGGCGTGAAAACCTCGGACAAAAAGGGAAATATGCGTCCGTTGTTCACCATTCTGAAAGAGATTCAGGCCAGCTTTGATAAACACAAGCTGGGAACGTCTCAGAAGGGGGAATACCTTAAAACCATTTTTGGTGAGGAAGCCCTGAAATCAGCGAACGTTTTACTGGCAGCGGCAGCAAGCGGAAAACTGGATACGCTGACCGCCACGCTGAAAGCCTCGGACGGTAAAACGGAAGAGCTGGTTAAAATCATGCAGGATAACCTCGGCGGTGACTTTAAGGAGTTTCAGTCCGCTTATGAGGCGGTGGGGACTGACCTGTTTGACCAGCAGGAAGGCGCACTGCGTAAGCTCACTCAGACGGCCACAAAGTATGTGTTAAAACTCGACGGCTGGATCCAGAAAAACAAATCACTGGCGTCAACCATCGGCCTCATTGTCGGTGGCGCGCTGGCGCTTATTGGCATCATCGGTGCTATTGGTCTTGTAGCCTGGCCGGTTATCACCGGCATCAATGCCATTATCGCGGCAGCAGGCGCAATGGGGGCAATCTTCACGACGGTTGGCAGTGCTGTTATGACGGCCATCGGGGCGATTAGCTGGCCGGTTGTGGCCGTGGTGGCCGCCATTGTCGCCGGGGCGTTGCTTATCCGTAAATACTGGGAGCCTGTCAGCGCATTCTTTGGCGGTGTGGTTGAAGGGCTGAAAGCGGCATTTGCGCCGGTGGGGGAACTGTTCACGCCACTGAAGCCGGTGTTTGACTGGCTGGGCGAAAAGTTACAGGCCGCGTGGCAGTGGTTTAAAAACCTGATTGCCCCGGTTAAAGCCACACAGGACACCCTGAACCGTTGCCGTGATACGGGCGTCATGTTCGGGCAGGCACTGGCTGACGCGTTGATGCTGCCGCTTAATGCGTTCAACAAACTGCGCAGTGGTATTGACTGGGTACTGGAAAAACTCGGTGTTATCAACAAAGAGTCAGACACACTTGACCAGACCGCCGCAAGGACTCATGCCGCCACGTATGGCACCGGTGGTTATATTCCGGCGACCAGCTCTTATGCTGGCTATCAGGCTTATCAGCCGGTTACGGCACCGGCTGGCCGCTCTTATGTAGACCAGAGTAAAAACGAATATCACATCAGCCTGACGGGTGGTACTGCGCCGGGGACACAGCTTGACCGCCAGTTACAGGACGCGCTCGAAAAATACGAGCGGGATAAACGTGCGCGCGCCCGTGCCAGCATGATGCATGACGGTTAAGGAGGTGACGAAAAATGATGCTCGCGTTAGGTATGTTTGTTTTTATGCGCCAGACGCTGCCACACCAGACCATGCAGCGTGAATCAGATTATCGCTGGCCGTCAAATTCCCGTATCGGTAAACGGGATGCCTACCAGTTTCTCGGTGTGGGTGAGGAAAACATGACGCTTGCCGGTGTGCTTTATCCCGAACTGACCGGCGGAAAGCTGACGATGACCACGCTCAGGCTGATGGCAGAGGAAGGCCGGGCGTGGCCGTTGCTGGATGGCACCGGCATGATTTACGGCATGTATGTCATCAGCAAGGTGAGTGAAACAGGGAGTATTTTCTTTGCAGACGGCACACCCCGGAAAATTGATTTTACGCTGTCGCTCACCCGCATTGATGAATCACTGGCCGCGCTTTATGGCGATATCGGTAAACAGGCGGAGTCGCTCATCGGTAAGGCCGGCAGTATGGCGACCAGATTCACGGGTATGACGGGGGCAGGATAATGCTGGATGCGCTGACATTTGATGCAGGCAGTACGCTGACGCCGGATTATATGCTGATGCTCGACAGCAGGGATATTACCGGCAATATCAGCGACCGTCTGATGAGCATGACCCTGACGGATAACCGGGGCTTTGAGGCTGACCAGCTTGATATTGAACTGAACGATGCCGACGGGCAGGTCGGGCTGCCGGTTCGTGGCGCTGTCCTGACGGTGTATATCGGCTGGAAAGGTTTTGCCCTGGTATGCAAAGGGAAATTTACCGTTGATGAGGTTGAACACCGGGGCGCACCGGATGTGGTTACCATCCGCGCCCGGAGTGCAGATTTTCGCGGGACGCTCAATTCCCGCCGTGAAGGCTCCTGGCATGACACCACGCTCGGTGCGATTGTTGAGGCGATAGCCTCCCGTAACAAGCTGGAAGCCAGTGTCGCTCCGTCACTGGCCGGAATTAAAATCCCGCACATCGACCAGTCGCAGGAGTCCGATGCGAAATTCATGACCCGTCTTGCAGAACGCAACGGTGGTGAGGTGTCGGTAAAAATGGGAAAACTGCTGTTTCTCAAAGCGGGGCAGGGGGTGACGGCCAGCGGTAAAAAAATCCCGCAGATTACCATCACCCGCAGCGATGGCGACCGTCACCATTTTGCGATTGCTGACCGTGGAGCCTACACCGGCGTAACGGCAAAGTGGCTACACACCAAAGACCCGAAGCCGCAAAAGCAGAAGGTAAAACTGAAACGCAAAAAGAAAGAGAAACACCTGCGCGCACTGGAGCACCCGAAAGCGAAACCAGTCACGCAGAAGAAAGCGCCAAAAGTACCGGAAGCGCGCGAAGGTGAATACATGGCCGGTGAGGCTGACAACGTTTTTGCCCTGACCACGGTATATGCCACGAAAGCGCAGGCAATGCGCGCCGCTCAGGCGAAGTGGGACAAACTGCAACGGGGCGTTGCGGAGTTCTCCATCAGCCTTGCCACTGGTCGGGCTGATATTTACACGGAAACGCCGGTCAGAGTGTCAGGCTTTAAGCGCGTCATAGACGAGCAGGACTGGACAATCACTAAGGTGACACATTTTCTGAATAATAGCGGCTTCACGACGTCCTTAGAGCTTGAGGTCAGGCTTTCTGATGTGGAGTATGAAACAGAAGATGAAGAGTGATGTGTTTTATTTATCTATTTGTTTTATAAGGGTAAATTAACTAAAATGGCACCATCAACAAAACCGGAAGAGGTGCTCGCGATGTTTCATTGTCCTTTATGCCAGAATGCCGCACATGCGCGTACAAGCCGCTATATTACTGACACGACAAAAGAGCGTTATCATCAGTGCCAGAACGTGAATTGCAGCGCCACGTTCATCACTTATGAGTCGGTACAGCGATACATTGTGAAGCCGGGAGAAGTCCACGCCGTAAGGCCGCACCCGTTGCCGTCAGGACAGCAAATTATGTGGATGTAATTACAAACAGGAAGCCCCTCAGTCGAGGGGCTTTTTTGTCGATGTGGTCAATGTGTGGACGTGACCAGAAATAAATCCTTTTATTTCATTGTATTACGCGTAAAAAATAAGCCCGTGTAAGGGAGATTACACAGGCTAAGGAGGTGGTTCCTGGTACAGCTAGCATTTTATGGGTTATGTTTTTCAGCGAAACGGATGATAACCTTAATAAATGCAGCTGTATGTGATCGGTTTCTAAGAATTTTCCATCCGGGAAAAATAATCGAAATTAATCACTTACCGTGTGGGTTACGCGTGGTTTCCCCGGAGAAATTACGCATCAGCAGAGCGTAATTGAGCTCAAGATCCTGCGGGACCGGGAGCCACACAGTATAACCATCGCCTGGTGCGACCGGCATCGCTTCACCTTTGGCGTTTTCCATGTGCTCAAGGGTAAAGTTAATGTTGCCTTGCGGCGTCATCAGCTCAAGGCTGTCGCCAACGGAGAATTTATTTTTCACCGCTACCGCCGCGAGGTCCCCCTTGCGCTCACCGGTAAACTCACCAACAAACTGCTGGCGGTCAGAAACTGAATAACCGTATTCGTAGTTCTGATAATCGTCGTGAGTATGACGACGCAGGAAACCTTCGGTATAGCCACGATGCGCCAGACCTTCCAGAGTTTCCAGCAGGCTGGTATCGAACGGTTTGCCCGCAGCGGCGTCATCGATAGCTTTACGGTAAACCTGTGCGGTGCGTGCGCAATAGTAGAAAGATTTAGTACGGCCTTCGATTTTCAGCGAATGCACGCCCATTTTGGTCAGGCGTTCTACATGGGCGATGGCGCGCAGATCTTTCGAGTTCATGATGTAAGTGCCGTGCTCATCTTCAAACGCGGTCATATACTCGCCCGGACGCTGGGCTTCTTCGATCATAAACACTTTGTCGGTTGGCGCGCCGATACCCAGCGTCGGCTCAACATTTTGCACCGGAATCGGCTCGTACTTGTGTACGATGTTGCCAACGTCATCTTCTTTCCCTTCCTGGACGTTGTACTCCCAGCGGCAGGCGTTGGTGCAGGTACCCTGGTTCGGATCGCGCTTGTTGATATAGCCAGAGAGCAGGCAGCGACCGGAGTAGGCCATGCACAGTGCGCCGTGAACGAAGATCTCGATCTCCATATCCGGCACCTGATTGCGGATCTCTTCAATCTCTTCCAGCGACAGCTCGCGAGAGAGGATCACGCGGGTCAGGCCCATTTGCTGCCAGAATTTCACCGTCGCCCAGTTTACGGCGTTAGCCTGCACCGAGAGGTGGATCGGCATTTCAGGGAAGTGCTCACGCACCAGCATAATCAGCCCTGGATCGGACATAATCAGCGCATCCGGCCCCATTTCCACCACCGGTTTCAGGTCACGGATAAAGGTTTTCAGCTTGGCGTTGTGCGGTGCAATGTTGACCACGACATAAAACTTTTTCCCCAGCGCGTGGGCTTCATTGATGCCGAGCTGAAGATTTTCGTGGTTGAATTCGTTGTTGCGCACACGCAGGGAGTAACGCGGCTGGCCCGCATAAACAGCATCTGCGCCATAAGCGAAAGCGTAACGCATATTTTTCAGCGTTCCCGCCGGGGAAAGGAGTTCCGGTTTAAACAT